TTCGTGGTAGTAATCAAACCCCACACAATAAAAAGTTTCTCCAATATTATGTTGACAGGCCAAACGGAGTGCAACTGCATCCGTATTCCAATCATCATCCCACCATTCTACATCTTCTATTAGATCTGAAGAATCAACCCAAATAAAATAGGATATTCCGTGATGAGAAAAATTAACAAAATTTTCTGTTTTGGGAGAATTTTCACCCACCTTCATTTGTGGTTTTACAGTTTGTCTAAGCATATCATAATTCATGCTAGGAATTAAACCAAATCCTCTAAAATAACATTTATTTTTTCTTGTGTGTTTATTGGTAATTAATTCCAATTGTGCATCTACATCTTGACACACTAAGTGGTCTGGCATATGTTTTCGGTAAACAAAATCACACCCATAAGTTAAATGATTTTTATATAATTTTGGATTTACTACGAATTTGGATTGTCCATTACCTATTACTATTATCATAATTCCTCACTAGATCAGTACAAACAAAAAAGGGAGAGAATTTCTTCTCTCCCTTCAGAAACCCCTACACTATGTAGTGTCAAGAATTACATTAAGTTGGAAATACGTGCTTTCCTGTAATACTTGTTCAAGTGAGGATTAGACCCAAGAACACCAGTTGTACGACCAGTTGAAGCACTTGCATTTTCAGCAAATGGATTTGCAACTATTCCGTAGCGTGTCTTGAATGCAATTTGTGGTTGGAAACTGGAACTATCAACCGCACGAACCATTTGCAATGGAACGTATGGGCAGTAGAAGATTCCTGCATCCATAGGTGAATCACCCTTATAACCTACACAGTAGTATTCTGCTGCGTTTGTATCAGAATAAGGATCAACATAAACTTTATATCGACCATTCATGATACCAGCAAAAGTTGTTGATGCTGTGTCTGTGTTAAGATCTGTACTCATTGCAGGAGCATAGTCCAACATTCCTGCCATTGAGAGTGCAGATGCAACATCACCAGAAGTCAAGATAATATTACCTTTTCCTCTTCGTGTGTCACGACCAATCTGATTGGCATCTCTTTCAATCGCCATCATCAGACCTTTGAATTTCTCAACCATCCAGCGTCCATTGGAATCTGTGTCAAGATCAAAAATACCGGCAGTTGTTGTACCAACTTGGGCACCAGCTGCAGCATTGATGTAAATCTTACGAACAACCTCACGATTGATCTCTGCAAGAATTTCACCAGAAAGAATGTTAGCAAGTTCTGCTTCTGCATCCAATCCGTGAACGGCACGTAGATCCTGTGCAAGTTCCATTGAATAAGAACCTTTAAGAGCACGTGTTCCTGCTGCGATGGAAACCTTCTCAATTGTGAAGGACATTTCACCGGCAACGTCTGCCTCACCACCTGCTGTTTCAAGAGCACTTGATGCGGAATATTCGTTTCCAGTTTGTGCAGTTCCATCTGTTCCTGTGATTAACAGACCAGGCGTCTTAACTAAGTCACCCGATGCGTGGCCTGGCGTACCAGACTCAGACGCTACTGTATCTACGTTTACGCCTGGATGTTCGTCACCAGACTGATTATTTACTCTACTCTTGAGAGCAAAGATCAAACCAGTTGGGCCGGACATAGGTTGAACACCACAAACATCGTATGCTACGAGTTGAGGCATTGCACGGCGAACCATGCTGATAAGAACTGGGTCTGCAAAGTCAATTGCAGCGTGGGTTGGATTTCCTGCTCCACCCGAAAAATCGGCAGCAGTAGTCATACCCTGTAGTGTTGTAGGCGTTGCTTCCGACAACAATCCGCCCGTACTTGCCTGTTGATCTGCAGCGTACTGCTTTTCAACATTCTCAAGACAGATAGCGGTAACTGCTCTACGATGAGCATCCTTGATCTCAGGAAGATCTGGATGATCAAGAACTGGAGCCCACTTCTTGTTTACTTGTTCTGAGAGTTGCATTTTTAAACTCCTATAATTGTTAAAAAAACTAATTTAAAAAAAAATTACTTACGGGCAATTGCTTGACTGTAAGCTTCCATGATGTTATTCATCTTAGGAGTTTCCTCTGATGGAGAATCTTCCGTGACAACATCTTTCTGCTCAATATTTTCATCCTGTTTTACTTGACTAGGGAAATAACTTTCCTTAATCGTTTTTACTTTATCCTCAAAATCTTCTGTTTCATCAAAAGATACACCTTCAACTAAATCTTTCATCTTTTCAGATTGTGTGTCAGCAAGATCTGAACAGACTTCTTCTAAGATTTTGTTTTTTCGGTAATCGTTGAGTTCGCCCTTAGTTTGGACATTCTCTTCAATTTGAGTATTTAATTGACCTTCAAGTTCCTCAACTTTGTCAAAAAGATTTTCAACAATGTCAACCTTCTCGTCTGGAACTTCAATGTAATGTTCAGTAAAGAGATTCTTTAATCCGCCCATGAACTCTTCAGTAATTTCACTTCGCAGTGAACTTTCAAGTGCAAGTTCGTTCTCTCTCATCCACTCTTCAACTACGTAGTTGAGGTATCCGTCAACTTTTTCAGTCAACTCATCACGGAATGAGATTATCTCTTCTTGTAGATCTGATTGATATTCTTTTTCAAGATCTTCTATTTTAGCCGTTGCAACCTCCATTACTTTCTGATGGACAGCAGCTTCAAAAATTGTAGATGCTTTGGATTTGAACTCTTCTGTAAGTTCTTCTCCCTCAACCAGTGCATCAATATCTTCTTTGACATTAATTTCTGGCATAGCAATCTTAACTTTCTTTTTCTTTTTTCCGACTTCATCTTTTGAGTTATCGGAATCTGATGGGGTTGGGCCTCCCAAGTCTTCTGCTTCGGCAACACCCATAAGATCTTTCCACTTAGCGGAAACTTCTTCTTTTTTCATGCCGTTAACTTTGTCAAAGAGTTGCTTGATCATAGCAGACTTGGTAGTAGGAACTTTAAATTCCTCTTTCTTTACCTGCTCGTCTTCTTCCTCTTCTTCTCCTTCTTCGTCTTCCCCTTCTTCTTCGTCTTCGTCATCGTCTTCTTTGACTTTGGCCTTAGACTTTTCAGAAAGTTCTACTTCTGGTTGCTCTTGTTCTGGAGCTTCAACAAGTTCTTCTTGCTCAGACTCTTCCAGAACTTCGGTTTGATTTGTATTTTCTTCAGTAGCCATTGAAACTCCTAAAATTATTAATTCGTTACTGTTAATATTTATAATATCACAAGTTTGACAATAAATTTTTGAACTCAGTTAATTTTACTTCCTCAAGTTCTTTGGAAGCAGCGGAACGAATATTGTTCCTTGCCCTTTCTACATCTTGTTCTCTCAAAAGACCTCCATCCCAAATCCACTCTCTACCTTCCATTATACCTTCAACAAAAGCATTTGGAGCAGAAGGGTCTGCAACAATATCCGCAGCGGTTGCCAAATAAAAATCACTTTGAACAATTTGCGCCTTAGACTCTGGTTTCAAAGTTCCCATTCCTCTGGAAGAAACACCTAACTTTGCACCTTCATCAATAAGATTTTTTACTATTTTGCCATTTGGTGTATCAAGAATCTTTGCTCGTCCAATAAAATTCTTTCCTTCTTTTTGCAAGGAATGAATCATATGTGATGCACGATCAAGATTAACTGTTGGGCCATCTGGATGACCTAACTCACCAAATGCACGTTTAGGTTCTACATATTCTTTTACATATCGGTTTACTTCTTTTTCAAGAACATCCAATGGATATATTCTACCATTTTTGTTCTTTCTTTCCGATTGCATGAATATACCTTCAATGAAATATTGCTTAGGTTTATTTTCTTCCTCCAGCAATTCATAATTTACGGCTTCTTGTAATTCGCAAATTAGTTTCATATTTCCTACCTTTGTACGTTTTCGTGTGCAAAATCCATGATGGTCATAAAACCCTTTGTGTCTTTATTCATGTCTTTTCGCACCTTTTTTTGTTTAGAACTATTTAGGGAGTCAAAAGTCTTGAGTATTTGTTTAGCAGAATCGGGATCTATTTTGTGTGATGATCCAGATTTAAGTGATACATCTGCTTCTTTCTTAGACTTTACAATTTTCCTTAATTGGTCAATTACATCTCCCTCAAAAATCTCTATTTTTTCTCGTTCCACTACTTCCAATTTAGTAGAACATCCGATAGATTCTCTGAATTCCTTAAATGTTTTCATTTTATTTAAACCCAACTGCTGCTAGAAGAATTTCTGCATGAGCAGCAAAAATCTTATCGGTTGGATCTTTTTCAATATATTCAACTGTTCCCCCAGGCATAGTAAAAGTTCCAATATCTGTTCCTCCTGCTAACTCTACTGTAACCAATCGTGCAGTTGTTCCAGAATTTACTGCCCTAACACAAGTTGCCGAACTTACATTAGATGCAGTACCAGATCCAGTTCCCGCAGCAGCTTCTGTAGTTTTTATTTTTATTTTCATTGTGTCTCCGTTGTTTCTGGTTCTGGTTCGGCTTTAACTTCTACCTCAGTAGGTTCTGGTATATCTTCTTTTGTTTTGAACATTTTAGCAGAAACTTCCTGTTTCTTGTTTGCAAGAAAATTCACTACTTTGTCCGAAATTAATTGTCCAAATGCATCGGTTACTTTCGTAGGTTTGCTTTGCATTGAAAAATCAATAATGTCTACTGGTTTATACTCTTTAGTCTGTACTTGTTGTTCTGCCATTTAAATCTCCAAAAAATTACTATTAATATTTATAAACTTTTAAGAGTGAGGAATTACATTTGATCCTCATCTCCTTCATCTTCATATTCACCATCGGCCTTTTCTTTTTCCATTTGAGAATCTTGCATTTCAATATCATCATCAGACTGTCTAAGAACATTTTTCCTAAACCATTCCTTTGAATAATATTGACCTACCCAATCCTCCATATTCCTTGCAAGATCTATTCTTTGTGACAAGGTTTCCTGCTGTTTAAATTCTGTATAATAATGATCTTTTTCAAACTTGTAATGAACCTTATCTTTAATTTTTGCCCATTCTGCGGCAGTCATTACATTTTTTAAGATCACTTGTTTTTCCATAATTTCATCAAATACATGAGAAAAACGTGTCTGTAATTTCTGGATAAACTTACTAAAAAGAAGTTCGTCCCTAGTTATCTCGCTTTCTCTCCCCAAAGAGAAACCAGAGTCAGACTCTAAACGAGATACAGGAACGTGTAATGATTTGTATAATTTCTTTTGAAAAAATTCAACATCTTCCAGTTGTCCTAGATTTTCTCCGCCAGGAAGTGTGGTAATTTCTGTTCCCCTACCACCTTCTCTTCGTGGCAACCAGTAATCCTCCAACATGGATTGATGTCTGCGATCATCTTTAACTTCACCAGATTCGGAATCGTATACTAAACGATTTTTATATCGTGTCATGATGTCACGAATATATTGTTCTGCTTTGACCTTTGGTAAGTTACCTACATCAATATAGAAAATTCTTCGTTCTGGAGCTCGTGAAATACGATAAATTACAATCGCATCTTCTACCATTTTAAGTTGATTTAATGGTTTGATTGATTTGTGTAGATATGATAATACTTGTCTTTTGTTTGCGTTCAGTATTCCAGATGTTGCATATGCAATACTATCCCCCGAAATCATAAGACCTTGACCAGTTTTAGCATCCAACCCTGCTTCATTATATGTGTACATTGGATGTATCGCAATTTCTATTTGTTTTTGGTCTTTTTTCTTTTGATTGACTTGTTTTACTTTTTTGATTTTTGTAGCATCAAGACTTCTGAGTTCCACTATTCCCAATTGCGGATTATTTTCATCTATCATAATATGATAATATATTCTACCTTCAATATACCATCTACGGAAAATATCGTGACCAAAATTATTAAAATTCAACAAATCAAGAACTTTTGTAAATTCTTCACGTACTTTTTTCTTGATTGGTTCTGATAAATCTGTTTGGTCTAAAACAATATCAACTGGTGGGTTTGTTCCGTCTTGAACAATTGCTTCATTTATGATGTTATCAATCGCAATTTCACAATCGGAAACTTGAGACATTTCACGATATTTCATGATTAGATCAATTTCAGACTTAAATTGACCTTCCATGTCCATGTAGGAGCCATACGCACCGGCTCCCGATACCATCATTGCACCATCTTCATTTTCTGGAAGAGTGAATGAAGGTACATTTGCGTTTGTAACTTCCTGACTTTTTCTTTCAATTTTGAAACCAAATATCTCAAATGCCATAATTTATTCTCCTAATCTGTTGAAACGATCCATCTATCGTATGTCCAAGTACAAGTAAATTCTTCAATTTCTTGAGTTCCCCAATCTAAATTAATGGTAGATAATGCGGTAGGAAATGCTCCTACAAATTTATATGTCCTAATTGCTTTACCATTTTTTCCATGTTGAATTACTGACATATCTTGTTTATAATCTGCATTTTCACCTTCTTTTTTAGAACTCATTTCCGTATCTCTAGTATTTAGTTTGTGATTTGAGATGAGTTCCATCCATTTTTCTATTCTTGAACGAATAGCAAAATCTTCATCATTAATTATAGTAGTATCCCACGTATCAAAAGTACGATCACCAGCAACTTTTACTGATTTTCCGTGATAAAATACTTCGTATGTGCCTAAAGTACTGGCAGGAATAGTTGCACTTTTAACTAATAATTCTGAAGAGTTAAAAGTTCCAATTTTATGAGGTTCTATAGGGGAAGGATATGATAATTCAACTTTGAACAGGGAAGGACGAGCCCCTCCCTGTAATAATCCCGATTTGAAATCTGTAACTGCGAAAGCCATTCATTTTACTACTTTAATATTAACTAACATGAGTCCAATAATCATATGCAAATGTTACAGTATATTCTTGTACTGCATCACTTGACCAATCAACAGGAATACCTGCTAATTCGGTGGGCCATAGATAATGAAATTTATATTTGGATAACGCTTTACCAGAAGTACTTAATTGTGTAACTGTCGCATCGCCATCAAACCATTGTTTGCCCAATAATTGATCTCCATATGAGGTGCCTCTTGTTCCATCAAATGTACCTCCAATAAGTCTCATCCATTGTGACATTTTATTTCTAATTCCGAAATCTTCATCATTTATTACTGTTACTGTCCAATTGTCAAATGTTCTAAAACCATTCCATTTATATGCTCTTCCTGCATAATTTATTGGAAGTGGTGCAATGGTTGAAGCAGGAATGGAAGCAGCTTTACAGAGAATATTTTCATTTTTTGAAAAAGAAGTAGAAAGATTTTTTCCATTAATATCTACTTGATATAAACTAGGACGAGCACTTCCACTCTGTGCAGCCATATTTGATTTAAAATCTGTTACTGTAAATGCCATTTTATTTTCCTAATTTTGAGTAGAAA